ACTGAAAATAGGCTCACAGAATGTTAACGATGCCAATTTAGATGTTTTGATAAGAGTATTTTGTGAACCGAGGAACTCACATTCATATTCACTTGCCCAATTTCTTTCAGATGTATTTCTGATTGTCTCTGCTTTAAATTTTTCATCTCGACCAGGAATTTGCCACCAAAACGCCTCTACGGGTTTAAAGTTTGATTTTCCGTCTTTAGCGTTTTGCCACAACTTATAAAACATGTTCAATCCATTAGGAGTACTAACTATTACGGTTTTCGTTGTCTGTCCTGCCGTAATAGTCGGATAAACAGATGCAAAGAAATCCTCTGCTATCTCCTCAGGAACGAATGCAAATTCATCTAAAAGTAAAAAGTTATATGAAGAACCACGAACAGCACTTGATGATGTAGATGAACAGACCACTTTAGACCCATTTTCAAGTGTAATACTGGTTTTGTTCCACTCAATTACCCCTTGCTGCATCCACTTTGGAAGATTTTCATAAACAAGTTTAACTCTGTCCATGATTTCTGTAGCGGTTTTCAATTTGTTTGCAAGTATGGCTACTTTGTATGATGGATTGAACAAAACTTGATGAACAATCTCACCAATTAGACAGGTTGTTTTACCTGATTGGCGAGGAATCTTGCAAATAGTGAATCTATTGTTGTGAACCGATCTTACTATCTCTTTTTGAAATTCATATAAGGTAATGGTCACTAAACCTTGATCCAAGGTAACAATCTTCATGTGATTTTCCATGAAGTAAACAGGATCTTGGGAGCATTTGATATACTCCTCTAGTTGATCTTTGGTAAATTCAATCTTGATATTTCCGGCTTTAAGTAACGGATTGCCAAGATATGTTTCATCAGTTTTACGCATTATTTGGATTCTTGAATTGGGGACACATCAATTATCTGTTTTTGTTGAGCCTTTATCATTTTCTGCAACTCTGCTGTGCTGCCAACAAAAATACTGTTATTAGTCACATTTGTTGCTTTTGATGGACCTTCTTCTTTCTTTATATCTCTCATGCGACGATGCAAGTCGATGAGTCGTGTATTTGCCTCTAGAGTCTGTCCAATTAATTGTGCAACAACTTCATATGCTCTAGGTTGCTGACTATCCTCAGCCAATTCAAGAATCCCCTGTATAGCACTATTGGATTGCTCAATCACAACCTTCAGATTTCTTCTGACTTCATTGTAATCATCATCTGCCTCAGATGCTTTGTAAGAACCTCCAACACTATGGACAATATCTTTAGTTTCTAAACGCTTTTCTTCTAAATCCGATACATCCATATCAAGAGCCTTTGCTATTTTAACATCAGAATTTCCCATGTTCAAAACTCCGTTATTGTTGTTTGTGCACCACTACTCGTATATCCCTGCGACCCATAAGTTAACCCTGCGTTGTATCCTCCTGCCGTGACTCCCGGATACGGAACAGTCTGTATATTTGCATATGTACCACCAGTAATTCCATAGAAGTCTGAATCTAGTATTGACATATCGACCTGTGTAATCACCTTTTGCTTAACAACAGGGCCATATAGGTACATCTTTGCTATGAATTGAATATTTGCTAGTGTCACTTTTCTATTAGCATAGTCGCCGTAACTGCCATCGTCACCATCTGATAAGTTGGAAGATGAAAAGACTATTGGAATATCGACATCCATGTCTGTTGGATTGATCGCTTTAATTGTAAATGTATATTCAGGACCAAACAACGGGAGAATCTGTTCCATAATCTGTAAAGCATCATCCATAGTCTTTGACATTATGCTCAAAGATATAGTCATATTATAGGGAACTCTCTCATATCTTCTATACAAAGTGCTATTGTCGTTAGGATTATAAGCAACAGTCTTTTGTATTGTGTTCAACTTTCTTGAAGAATCGTATTGTAAATTTGTTATCTCAAATGCAAGTCTTGGAAGATAGTTCTCTAACTTGATATTCGATTCAAGATCGGTCCCTACTCTATCTAATCTAGAAAGAAACTTTTGCTTCGGTCCATAAGCAATTGGAACTTTGAACCTTTCTACTTCATTACCGCTAGAATCTTTGCGAGAAACATAGATGTCATTAAACATCGATGCAAATGCAACAACCACTTTGCGTATTGTTCCGTGATAATAATAGTCAAGCATAAATCATGGATCTCCAAATGGATTATTTTCATCAAAGTTCAGAACTTCATCTGCTTCTGTTTCGATCACCATATTTTTTGCTTCGTTGAGTATTCCTAATTTATCATCAGATCCAATTACAGTACCATACAACATATTTCCACTTTTAATCACATAGAGGGGGGACGCAGATGTGCCAGACAACCACTTGCCAGAAACATTGGCAAGAGAAAGTTTTTGCGGAGAGATTCCGCTGTTAATTGATTGAATTTTCGCCCGTGCAGTTTCTCCCGAAGTTCCTCCCGTAACTTGACCGTTTTGGTATTGATAAACGATGTCGCCCTTTGCGAAAGATCCCGTTCCATAGGTGCCTCCCAGTACAATATCAACTTTGTATCCTGTTTCATCGTTAATTGCATCAATCTCTTCCACGCCTGTATCAAATTCTTCTTCGCTGTATTGAAATAGTTCACAAGTTAATTGATAAGAATACAGTTTTCCAAGTTGATAAAATGGGTTCTCATGTTCAACAAACTTAATCTCAAACAACCCTTTATTCAGAGGAAGATAAAGTAAATCTCCTTCAAGTGGTCTGACTTTAGAAGTTTCTCTAAGAAACCTTTTTTTAGAAACCGTGAATTTCACACTATCACGAATCTCAAATCCAAATTTGGAGAAAGCATCTCCACCTTCGAATGCTTGTGTTGTATCCATGTACATTTCAATCATCTTAAACTCATTAAATCTTGAGTACTTTGACTCTCCAAAAAAATCATCTCTACTCACCAAATCCCTAGGAATGTAGTACATCTCCATACCATGGATCTTGATAGCCTCAATGGTAAGATCCTCAACCAGATTTCTTTCGGGTTGATAGGTAGCGTTGTTTACACGAATATAAGGATTCAATGCCATAAGATTATCCCATCATAAAGTCCGCTGGCAGTTCGTACTTAGATATGATTTCTTTCTCAAGATTGTCTATTTCTGTTGTTGCCTCTGAAGCGATATCGACACCTCTCAAGGTGATATCACCAGGAAGTTTGATGCCACTATACTTGGATAAATTAACTCCCCATTGTTTCTTGAGAAGTGCCGTAGCGTACCTCTTCAATAGTCTGTCTTCGTAGACTTCAGGGTATATTCTTGGATCAAGAATTCTATAACACTCGATAATTAAGTACATTCCAGCAGAAACTTGTTGTGCCCAATTCATGTCAATATAAAGTCGATTCTGAACACGATTGAATCTAACACTTTTATCGGGAGACAAGAATTGACGAAGTAGGCTTAAATATTGTTGAGTTAAGTCGTACTGAACAAGATCTATGGTTCCAAATGTATAAAGATCATTAAGAGCGTATTGGTATCGAATATCGAACATACCGACACTTTGTTGTGTGAAGGGGAAGATTCTAGTAACACTCGTAATTAAGTTTTCAATCAAAACATCTTCATCAGTTCTACCTTCCTCTGTAGCATCAAATATGGCATCCGAATTTTCTAGTCCACCACCAACAGCCCTACGGTTGTCGGATTTGAGTTCAATATATCCACGGGTTATATCTACAGGTGTGACCTGATACTTCAGGTAAACCTTCTCTACCCCATCAAAATGGTACTCTGAGAAGAAACGTAAAGCATCGTCTAAACGATCCTCAATTTGCTCATCCGCTAGATTTATTTCGACTACTGGTGCGCCGAGTGCCCTTAGGCAGTATTCCTTCAGTTTTTCCCGAGAGTTGATCGCTGACATTAGGCTTCTCCTTCACAGGGTATTTATCCTTTACAGCAATCCTCTTCCGTTGAAGTTCATCAATTCCTGACTCTTTTGTAGTTTTCTTCTCAACTACATGTTCCCAAAGAGCAACTACCAATTCATTGATTTGGGGATATTCTCTCAGTCTACATCCAATCGGATCACGAAATTTATCGACCTCACGATTTGTATCGTTATTATCTTTTCGAATTGAATCGATTAGTGAAATGAAGTCTTGTTTTCTTGAAATATAACGGTCACCATCAGCCCAAGATCCAACCTGAGTGTTTGTTTTTCCGTTTGCACGAACAGTCAGCGATATTCCATCATAAAACATACTCTCAAGACCTTCGCCCGTCGTGTAATCAGGCTCAAGCATTTTAAAAATGCTAATAGGCACTCTGATTTCATCTATATGAATAGTGTCAGATATGTGTTTAAAGGTAGGCATGTCTTATTACCTGTTAATTAGAGAGTTGACTTTCTCTGTTAATAGATTGATTCTATTAGTAAGATCTACAATGACTTTTTCATGTTTTTCTTCATCAATTACGGTTCTGCCTGTATCATTCCACCTAATAATCCAATTACAAGACACATACGGAGGAACAATACTGAATGGCTTATTTTTTCCAGAATCGTCTGTAGTTGCAACATTTTGAAAAGTACTCGATGAATGGACGGGAATTCCTGATGATGGATTTAAATAAATGCTTCCATCAGTCTCAGTTTGATTATCGCTAACTTTGACATTGTGAGAATGTGATGGAAGTTCGTTCTCAGTAAGAATCTGTGTCTGAGAACCTCCAACATTCCCTAATTGTGATGATATCAATCCTGTAGAAAAACCCGATCCAAATATCGTTCTTGATCGAAGGTCCGGCAAGAAGAAGTGTGAACTCAAATTACCATTAATAATCTCAGCAAACGATTCGACCTTTACCGGACAAATTCCTGCTACTAAAAGCCCACCAAACTTGTCTGATGCGTGATCTATTTTTGAAGATGGGTGATTCGAAAGAAAAAGAAACCAGACTCTATTAGTATTAGAATCTGTTTTAGTAACAGTTGCGACAACACTATCATTTCCATCATTCCAACTCAATTTGAAATTAGATCCAACTTCAATTGAGTGGATGCTGTCGGAAAATTTCAAACACAAAGTATCGTTGGTGTTTGATCCCGATGTTACTTCATCCTCTAAACCCATGATCGAATGACTATCACTGAGTCTTGAATACAAAAAAGCATACTCATCTTTCGGAAGTGCTTTACCCGAACAGATGAACCAATTTGAAGGAACCGTTTCTTCTCTCCCTGCATATGCGACAATAGTACCAACAGGTGACGCTAGTGATGCTGATTCTATTGAAGGAACAGGGAGACTGTTTACTACTAGAGCCTGACAATGAGACATTCCGACCATCAAAGGTCTGTATGCATAGTTAGAATGTATTGGTGGTGAAACATCTGATAAACTACCATCTTTCTTTTTACATGATAGATAGTATATCGTGCCATCTTTTAAACTTACATCACCATTGTCTAAACTGATGGGAGATGTTTTAAAATCTATAATCCCCTGATAAACAATAACGAAGGATTCGGGTGTTACTGATTCTATAATACCTAAAGCAGAAGATTCTGCAATTCCATCAACTGTTGCAGGAACATATTCGCCTGAAACCGAATCACGCCGTACAGCCATTCCAGGATGAAATGGATGACCATATTGCGTGATTCGGTTTCGAATTGATGTTGACTCAGGAACTCCTTGAGGATGAGAATATGCTCTGAATGAACTCATTTAATTAAGAATTGGAGAGTATTGCTTCAGTTGCAAACTTCAAGTTTGCTTCAATTCTTTCCCTTTGATCGCTGGGGAACTTATTTTCCTGTAAAAGTTGTGTTGCAGCAATTCTAGACTCACGGTAATTCTCAGTCCAATAAGAAGAGATAGCAAACTCATCCAGAATAGCCCAATCATAAATTGGTTGACCAACGAAGAGCGCACCCTCAGGATAACGGATTTTCAAAGCCTGCTTTGAGAATCGGTATGCTTGGTCCCATCTACAATAAGTTCTACACAGTCTAGCAGCAGCCCAGAGACTTTCTGCTCTCCACGGAGCGACTTGGTATCCTTGGAAGTAAACACGAATGATTTCATCAAACGGCTTTTGTAGAATTTCCATAATTCTACCCGCCTGATAATATGAATAGAACACTTCCTCATTCCATCCGCCAAGTTCTGCTCTTTTCATATAACAATCGAGTGATTTTTCCCATTGCTGCGAGTCACGATATGATTGTGCAAGATAGAAATGATATCTGTTTAAGTCTTTTTCTTCTACTTTACCAGATGCGAGTGCCTTTTCAAAGACGATAGCGTCCTTTGCATACTTATCTACGCTCTTAGAACGATTTCCATCTTGAATAGGTGTATTGGTAAATCCCCGAGCAAAATCACGGGTTCCAATTTGATCGTGACAATCCACATATTCATGAAGAACTCCACGATAGTAAAATCTCTTCTTGTTGCTAGTCAACTGTGGTCTGTGATATCTCGTCTGCCCATAGAAAGCAAACACATTGTACAGATCTGCTGTTAGTTCATCCTTAAACTTATTTGGATCAAATCCAGGATCAAAAACTAGAATCTCGTCGGCATCAATCATGAGACTATAGTCATGACCACACTTCTGTGCAAATTCCAGAGCCTCTGATCTATTCTTTCCGAAATCAACCCACGGACGCTCATGCAATTCACCGGGAATTCCGTTTCTTTCAAAGAAATCCTTGATCTTTTTCTGAGTTCCATCAGTTGATCCGGTATCAACGATTACCCAATAATCAATCACGGGAAGAACAGAAGAGAGACATCTCTCAATAACATGTGCCTCGTCCTTCACAATCATGCAAAGGTTTACGGTTGGGGTTTTAGTGGTTGAATTATTGAGATCTGCCGTGAGTTCTGATGGTTCAATTACTGCTGCGTCTGTCATTTTATTCTCCATTATTTAATCATAAGGCACATCTATTTAGCATGTATCACAACGAAAGTTCACGAAAGTTCGAATGTTCAAGGAATTTTTGTAACTTCAGGATAAACTGTTATCATACCTTGAACTATTCTTTGTATGTTCTGGCTGCCGTTTGAGTGAAGTTCGACATCATAAAACCAGACACCAGATTTGATTTTTGCTGTGTTTAGTGGATTCATAGAAATGATTATATTTCCTGTTGATCCAGTGATAGATGTGGTTAA